CTTGTCCTCATATTCAATTGATTCTACCCTATCATTTGGAAACAAATCAATAACATTTTCCCCATGTATAATATCTATAATAAGATTGGTGAGAGTTAGCTCTCTATCTAAAAAACTTATTTTAACCTGTATTTCCTCAAGCTGCTGTTTATAGAATTCAAGCTCCTTCTCTTTACGTAAGCGTTGCTCTATCACTTCATGTAGAAGTATGACTTTTCTTTCTTTATCTGCCACTGTGGTGCTCCCACCTGGAATCGAACCAAGAATTGATGATTACAAATCAACTGTTATACCGTTTAACTATAAGAGCTCACTATGGTTGAAGATGTCTTAGTGGCGGATTAAACTCTTTTATACCAGAATGCTCATCATCGATTATTGCCTGATAATCTTTTTCATTACCGGGCCACCCCTCTGGTCTACAATTTGCAGCGATAGTAATCCGAACTTCATCAGAAGAATGTCGGGTTGTATAGTGAGGCATCCATGAAGGAAAAATCATAAACATTCCCACCTCTGGTTGAACCTGAAAATTAACACTCTCCGAATGTGACTGGAAGTGGATAACATACCTCCCGCCCTTTGCTTTTGGAAGCTGCGGATAATAAGCCCACGAAAGGCAAATACGCGCGTAATCTTTTTTGTTGTAATGACTATGAATTGCTGTATGATCATAAGGACCACGCATAATGTGTCCCCACACCTCTCTCGTGTGCATTCTAGGATCGATCATGTTCCAGATTTCATCGTTTATATACGATTTAAGTCTGTCTAGCTCAGGATCATCTGGGATCTTTGAATCTTCAATCCCTGTTGCATTTACATTCTTATCAATCACTTGAGCTTGACCATCCATGACTAATTCGGCCAGCCTCTTGTTGTTAAGCTCTTTTGGACCTCGAAGAAAACCTTGGTAGATTTGCCTCATGTGTATTGGTATCCAATGTCCTGCCATTTTTATACTCCTCTTGTCGTTTTAGGTACCTATTTTATTACCCCAGAGATAAGTGTGAACTCTTGCGCTCACACGATAACCTCTCTGGAGAGCCATTGTTGCAACTTCACCAGCTGTTACTTCTTGTTCTTCGACTCTGGCGCCGCAAGGCATTATTGTAACGGGAAAATTAACCTTATGGGACCTAAACATATCAACAACTTCGTCCAACTCATCCCAAGCTCTGGGATCAGGCGTCATAACAAATTTTAATTGTCCGTGTGGTTTTCTATAATAACCTTCTCGTGACAATATCTCATACTCTCTTACTATTTCAGGCTTGATTGCCTTATCTCGTTTCTCTCCAGAAACCGACTGGAGCTTCGGACTAACACTGAAAAACAAATCACCAGAATATAGTCCTCGATTCTGATAGAATTCTTTAAAGTCAGAAGACAACTCCTGTGTACCATTTGTCTCATATGTTACACAACCAGGCATACTCATCTCGTTCCCTTTAAGAGCATATATTACCTCCGTACTACATTCTTGACCATGAGGCATTAAAGGTTCGCCTCCTGTAAAACAGAGATGTTGCCTTTCTGTACTTACAGGATGCCTAAACCTGCCATTTGGGTTATGTGGGTTCTTCATTATATCAATCAGTCTATCTGCAATTTGGTCGGCCGTTCCTCTACGTTGAAGGTGTTTGAACCTTTTAGACCAAGAATAGGATGTATCACACCCTTTACTGAACACAGGCAAATCTTCTAGTTTATCATACGCACTCACATCAATATTCTTATAAGGCAACTCATACGTTGATGGATCTATTGGATCGTCTTGACCAAAGCCATTGCACTGAAGGTTACACAAAAAGAATCTCAACCATACAGTTCCGAAACCAGTATAAAAACCTTCACCCTGGGGACTGTAAAAGATTTCACTATAGGTGAATTCTTTGTCTTTATTTTTTGCGTTCCACGCCATAATTAATAACCCTTATCTTTCCACGCTTGGCCTGCTTCTGCATTTTCTTTACGGCCATCTTATATTTCAATTTGCTCACTCGAGTAGTATAATCAACTCCCTCTAAGTGATCGAATTCGTGTTGGAATATTCTTGCAGACATACCAGCAAACTGCTTAACAACAAAATCTCCATTGGGATCTTGAAATCTAACACGTATACTTGCCGGGCGTTTAATGTTTAGAATTAGATTGGGAAATGAAAGACACCCTTCATCTAATCTAATATCATTAGGACTCCGATATGTAATTCTTGGATTGAATACAGCGAATGCTGGATCACCTTCCGTAACAAACATTTTATAAGGCAAGCCAATTTGATTAGCTGCCAAACCATATCCCTTATACTCACGCATAAATTTAATCATCTCTTCTGCTAGCTCCCAGGGATCTACAGAAGAATCTTTAAAATCAAATTGCTCAGCCTCATTATACAACAAAGTTCTATCAAAGTCAAGCGGGTCTTTTTTTAACCCAGGGTAATTTCGCGTTGGCATTATGTTATCATCCTACTAAAATTTCTATGTTTTTCAAACCTAAGAACATTAGGAAACTTGTCTATCAATTGATCCGTCTTATGACTTATTATAAACACATTTGTGTCTGAAGTCAAGTCTTTTAATATTTTAAGAAATTCGTCTGTACCTGTAGTATCCAACGAACTATCAAATACCTCATCCATGATGAGTAGGTTTGTGCTTGCACTGTTTTTGAGTTTTGCAATGGCGCGCCATGTAAACAATAATGCAAGATCAATCCTCATTTTCTCACCCTCACTAAAGGAGGCATAACTAAACTCATCTCTAAATCGTGACTTAATCTTTTCATCAAAATTTTCATCTAATTCATATTGAACGAAAAAGTCCATTGCTGCTAAGTATTTATTGATTAATTTATTCATCACTGGAACATATTGTTTAATAATCCTAGATTTTATTCCAGTGTCCTTCAACAACTTTGTCGCTATAGAATACAGCTCTTTTACTTCTACTTGTCCTTCTTGGTCTGCCTTATGCTCAACCAACTGTTTCTGTAGATTTTCTAGATCGTTCTTTTGAGTACTAATGTCCTCGCTGCTTTTCTGCTCTATGTCATCATTTAACGAATCAATGACCTGCTTCTTAGCATTTATATCTGATTCTAGTTGAACAACAGTTTGTTTATGATCATTCACCTTCTTTAAGGTATCCAACGTAGTCTCTAATACAGAGCTAGTACTATCAATCTTTTCTTTTAGCCGATCAATGCCTTCCTGCACTTCTTCGGCCTTGCTTCCTTTTATGGTGACGTTAGAGTGCTTATGGTCATCATCCATATTTTGGCCACAGGTAGGGCACACATCATTATTCTCATAAAAGTCGATCTCTTTTTTAAGTGTACTAAATTTGTTTTCCAGTTGACTCTCGAGCCTATTAAGATCGGTTAGCTTTTTACGTGTTTCATTTTCGTTTGGTATATCTTTCAGGAAAGAATTTATCTCCGCCTCTTCTTGATCAATAAGGGTGCTGTTTTGATTGATCTCAGAGGATAGATGATCGATCTGTCCCTTCTTCGCAGCAATATCTTCTGTCTGTTTCTTTTCAATGTATTCGATGTGTTCTTTCTGTCTTGCGATGTTGGTATCAACAGAATCTATTTTGTACTCTATTTCGGACAACCAATTTTTGTTTTCAGTAGTCTTGTCCTTCAACAACATACTCATTACTGAAAATATACCTATGTCCAACAGGTCTTCAATAACTTCTTTTCTGTCCTTGCTTTGCAATTGCATAAAGGGGACAAAGTTTGTACTGCCAAGAACAACGATCTGTGTAAACGACTTATGATTGATTTTAAGAATATTCTTCTCTAGGACCTCTTGATAGTCCCTAGCATGAGCTTCTTGATTCATTAACGAATCATTCTGATACACTTCAAATAATCTAGGCTTCAGTCCTCTAATAACCTTGTACTGGGTTTTACCAACACGAAATTCTACTTCAGTTAACATATGATTACTATTAACAGAGTTGATCAACTGAGCTGTTACAACACGTCTAAATGCCTTGCCATACAGTGCATAGCATAAGGCATCAATCATTGTTGATTTGCCGGCACCATTGTCTCCGACAACTAAGGTTTGTGATTTACCATTAAGAGAAACTTCTGTCCAATGGTCACCATACGACAGAAAATTTTTCCATCTAATACTTTTAAATTCAATCATTCAATAGCTAGCGCTTCATCATATAAATTTTTCATCAGTGATTGTAGTTGCTGTTTGTTAGTAGAGACTTCCAACCCATCAATATATTTGTCTAATATTGTCAACGTATCTTCTGCTTCGTCAATGATGTCTTCATCATCTTCTAGATCTAGATTCAGGTGATCTTCTACAACCTGTAGATTAATCAAATCCTGATCTTCGAGTTTGCTAACAAACGTATCAAACAAATAAGGATTCTCTTTTGTTTTGATAACTAGCTTAACAAAAGAATTTCGTATCTCTGATACATCCATGGCATCTATATCTTCAAATGTAAGATCACTATCGTCATACCATATCTTATGAAATAGTGTATACGGATTCTGTATGAAAGTCAACTCTCTTGTTGCTGTATCAAAGATATGAAACCCACGTGGATCATCATAATCAGACCATGTCATTTCATAGGGGGCTCCGAGATAATTAATGTTTCCAGTAGTCGACTTATGATGATAGTGCCCGGAGCAAACAATATCAAAATCGTCGAACATCTTAGAGTCCATGCCCTCATATATGATCTGTCCCTTATGCATTTCGAATCCCTTTAGTTCTAGGTGACCAAAGGCGACCTGGGCTTTCGTATTAGAGACTACGGCTGACGTGGCATCATAATTGTCTTTACATATCCATGGCAACATTGCAACAAGCGTCCCATCAAAATCTACTTCTGTGGGGTTAAGGTATTCATTAACATTTGCATAGCCATCTGTTAATAGATAGATTGAATTTAGCTCAATTGTGTTCTTATATACACTATCATGATTGCCAATAAGGACATGCAGTTGTATATTATCAGAGGCTAGGGGATCAAAGAACATCTTCTTCGCTGCTTGCAAAGAAGTAAACGAAATATATTTTCGACGATCAAACGTGTCGCCTAAATCAACCACGTTTTTTATATTGTTTTCGCGTAAAAAAGGAAAGAAGACATTATCATAGAAAAGTTTTTGATGTGCTGCTACTTTCAAATTATCATTACGAGAACCAAAGTGCAGGTCGGTTATAAGTGCAAGTTTCATTTCTTTCTTATAGCTTTCCTATTGACCTTCCTGGTTTCCATTAGCATCTCTCTCTTGAATTTATCCAATTCCGTTCCCAAGAACAGTTGAAGAGACTCTAGTTTGATAGCGTAGTTTTCCCTTAGCCATATGGGCGTTGAAGGATCGTTGATTTCTTCGACCCATTTTTTAATAACTTCTGGTAGTACAATATTATCACTCATACCGGATCTCCATTATTTCTGCAAGAATGTTTGAATTGTGCTCATGTGTCTCCACACCAGCATGTATCAAATCTCTTGCCCAGTCGTCTTTATGCAACTGGGTTCTGTAATCGTTAGTCAAATCAATTATCCTTTGATTTGATGTTTCTTCTTCGATAGCATATAGCTGCGCTCCATTCTCATGACAAAGCCATTTAATAGCATCTAGGTTTTTATACCACCTCATATAAGCAGCAGCTGTATGAAAATACTCAACAACTCTACTCGTCTCATCCTCAAGCCGAGCCTTGCCCATCTTGTTAATTGTTTCGTTGTGCCATCGGTCGTGTTCGGAACTCCAGACCTCTGCTCTAGTTGTTTGCCAAGGATAAGACATCATCACATAATTAGGTTTAATGTCTTCTATATGCCTTTTCAACAACCGATAGTAAGCATCTATTCCATAGCCTGGCATTCCCATGTTAAGATATCTCAGATCTTTAGTATGCCCACATTTATAGTGAGCAAGATACGTCCAAGATTTTTCAATAGGGAGACCAACTGCCATCGTGTGGCTATCACCTATGTATATAGCACCTCCTTGTTCGGAGTAATAGTCTGGACAACTTCCATCATGGCGAAACCCTTGCTTATTAATATAATACTCGATAGGTACATATGAATAATCAGTATCATCACCTTGCATGTCCTTCAATATATACTGTGGATCATACTCAGGTGTATCCTTCATATGAATCCAACCATTATTCAAAAGTGATTCGGCCGCCCTGGGATGTGATGGTTGATTCCCCAAATGACGAAGACTGTCGGGCGGATACTCGTCTGTCAAACAAGGTAACTTTTGATTCTTTAAACAAGATCGAACATTCTTTTGATGGGAGGTTGTATAATTATACTTAAAGACATCATCTTTAAACCGGCTACTAGAAATGGCTTTAAGAGGTCCTCTTTCAATACTGTTATCTTTTACAAATGATATATTAAGTTTGTGTTTTAACTTCTTTACAATCCACCAATCAACATCATGCCAATAACGATCTGGCATTTAATTTTTCCTCCAAACAATTATCACACATAATACCTCACTCTGCTTTCGTATAAAATTTCTCTACACCAACAGGCTTTTTCGTTTTACGTTTCTTTTCTTTACTTTCAAAATTCCGAACAAAGTCTTTCATATATTCAGAGTTGTTATTGGATGATAGTAAATTGACATGCACGCCCCTATTGTCTCCATCTATAGTGGTTACCAATGAATCAAAAACCACAGATTGTTCTAGCGACTTGTGCTTTATATATAGTTGCTTTTTCTCTTTTTGAATTCTTCGCAAGAAGGCATAGTATATAATTTGAGTAAAGTAAGCGAAGGGGTTTTTTGACTTTTCTGGATCAAAGTTTTTTATATAATGAATACAATTTTCTATACCGTCACTTATCATCTCTTCTCGAAAGGTATAATTAATAAAATTTGGCTTGGTGGACAATCTCTGAGCTATCTTTAAAAGACACCTACCAACGTAGTCAGGAATGCGAGGAAATTCATCACCCGCTTCTTCTGCCTCATTACACGCCTTTTTAAATTCTTGCATAACAGCATACAGTTGTTTATTGTCAACGTAATGCTGTGATTTCTTTCGAGTTTTACTCGCCATACTATAAATTCCTATTACTAATGCATTGTATTATTTGATGAGTCCATATCACGAAGCACGCGCATTTGTATGCGCTTGTCTATCTTATTGCCGACCTCTTTTTCCCAATACCTTTTCATTTTTTCATTGAGTTGATCGTCTCTAGCCTGCTGACGATCAGGCACTAAGCCAGCATATGATATTTCTTCCTCTTCATCTGGAGTGAAACGAGCCTGCTCATGAGAATGAGACCAACCACCAGAATCTAAACTCTGTACAAACGTATTATAATGTTTTATTACTTCACTATCGATATCTTCAGTCATGTAAATAATCTGTCGACGATCAATAGTTAGGTTTGTTCTTTCAGGATCGTTGAAGATTAGATAATTAGCACACTGTACCATCGCCTGGCCAGTAGGCATCATCATTCTAAGAACTTGAGCTGGCTTCTCTATTGTAATTTCACTATCAGTTCTCTCTACAATATTAGTTATAAGCTCATCACCGTTAATTAGCTTTACTATAGCGTGAGACATCTTACTATTCCTTTAGTGTTATGTCGTAGGTCTTATAAGGAAATTTTTCATCATTATAAATTCGTAATCTCTCCTTAAAGTGTTCCAACGTATAATTATTCCACGTCTTGTATCTTAAATCGTCTACCAAGTCAAACAAACGAGCTTTATTCTCATCACCATCTCGCCTGAGTCCACGTCCGATTGATTGTAGTGCTCGCACCCTTGATTTTGATGGGCTGGCGAATATAATATTGTGCAACCGCTTAATATTAATACCAGTACTAAAGGTACCAAACGAAGCGACAATGACACTATCACTCTGTCCCTCAACAATTCCACGGATCTCATCCCTGTCTTCCCCTTTGACACCTCCATGTACAAAGAACACAGGTTTCTCGAAGTCCTGCATTAAATTATATAACACCTTGCCGTGCTTGTCAACATAATTAAATAATAATAAAGTATTTCCTTCCAAACTCTTACATAGATTTACTAAAAATTTATTACGTGCCTGGTTTCTTACTAGAAAATTAATTTCATCTTGGTATTTCGCCCTTCTCATCTGAAGACGAGACTGATCACTATACTTCATTACTAATATATTTATCTTAAATTGAGACAGATGCTTCTGTTCTATAAGATCAGATGTTGTTGTTACTTTTTCAACGGGTCCAAACAATCCGGTTAAGACTAATCCGTTTGTCAGTGAACCATCTAGTGTTCCAGTAAAACCAAACCTCCAAGGACACTCTGTTAACTTGGTCATGATTGCTGTGAGAGATTTTGCTTTGAATAAATGAGCTTCATCACCTATAACAACTTTAAATTGACTAAACCATTTCTTCGGCATCTTGTAAATAGATTGCCATGTTGATACAGTTATCTCTGCATCAGTATCTTTTTCTGCACCCGCTGTGATTTTATGAACTTCATCCTTATAACCGTAGTCTTCAAAGTCTGAGGCCATCTGATGTACCAATGTAGTAGTTGGCACTATAATCAGCTTCTTAGCCGGGTAGAAACGGCTTAACATATAGATTATAAGCGATTTACCAGAGGCCGTCGGCGATAACATTACACATCTTTTATTGCGTATTGCATGTGCAACTGCCTTCTTCTGATAGTCTCTTGGTACCATCGTAAGATTAATAGATGCTGACAAGTCATCTACTTCACTTAAAGCAAACTCCTGTTGATAGAAAGATGAGTCTTCGATAATGTCCAGAGTGTAGCCTCTTTGTTGACAGAAGTCATCTATCTTATTATACAGCCCTGCATAGATTGTATTTGTCACTTGGTTGAATAATCTTATCTTGCCGTCCCAAAACTTACTCTTATACGTAGGCATAAATTTAGCACCAGGAACTTCGAACGTGAAGAAATCACTTAGCTCCTGGCTTATACCAGAATTGCAATCGACTTTTAAATAAACGTCGCTTAATTTTGAAACAATAAGATCAGGCATTTTCAGAATATTCAACTCCAAGAATCCAGTTGCTGGATGGAGCTGTGGTCAGTTTTTTGGTAATGAAAATAATATTTGAGTCGTCACGAGTACTTTCAAAATTTTGAAAATATTCTACTGTATGTCCTTCATCAGCCAAATCATTAATATGTTGAAGTATCTTTTCAGGTCTCTCATACGTATCAGTTATGTCTTCTATTACCCACATTCCTCCGGGCTTGACATATTGAAACATATTAATTAGCGTTGCTTTCTGTGCACTTGAAAAATGATTACCATCATCAATAATAATGTCAAAATATTCATTATATCGTTCTGGCTTAAAGTGCTGCTGTACTCTTTCTGTATCCGTTGTATCAAAGAAGTTGAGTACAATTTTATTTGAATAGTAATCGGTGTCTCTGTTTTTGAATAATCTTTTTATGTGATTATGATATTGAAATCTCCAATCGACACCTTCTATTTCTGCATTGGAAAAGAACTGAGCCCATGTTATTAGCCCCTTCCCTGTCCATATACCAAGCTCTAGCATGTTTCGAACCTTTAATTTAATTGGTTCAAATTTTAATGTGTATGGAATATGATATTTGTGTAACAAGGGACCGCGATCAGAATTAACCTTACGCATCAACCTCATCAATTCTTTGTTACCTGGATCTGTATCAGGAGTACATATCTCCTTTGCGCTAGGTAATGATTTTTTAAAATCCAAATTATTATTCATTAAATACCAACCTTAAATCTCTCCCAATCAATAACACCTTTAAGTTGAAAACTTCTGTTACTTATCATACGAAGAACAGAATCTAAGAAGTCGACTTTTTCTTTTTGTACTGATATGCGAAGATTATATTTTATAATATCTGGATCACTATCAATGTATTTGTCCAAGTCTTGTTTGAGAATTCTCATAGGATTAGGATTCCATCCTTTTTCTTTCAAATCCTCCTCGGCCATGTTACCCTGATAGTAATCCCACTTGTCTTTGAACAACGACTTATAGTCTTGTTCGAGCTTTCGCAATCTCAGTCTCTCGGCTGAAAATAATTTGTAATATTTGTGATGAAGTTGTGGAATGTTCGAAGACTCGACACCGATCTCTGTTCTATCAATTTGGCTATCCTTGCCCCACAAATCAAATAATTCATCTATATTCATCATAAACCTCCAAACATTATTATACTAAAAATAATGCCAGAAGTCAACTCATATAACGGCTCTTATTGCAGTATTAGAGTTTCCACTGCTAGTAATTTTATTGATTTTGAATTGTCTAAAACTAAATGAGCATGTTGATTCAACATAATCTATATCTGCCATACGTGTATCAAACTGTAAGTCAATCAGGTTTGTTGGAAAGACGTCGTTGAATTCAATTGAGAACCTAGGGTTCATTGCTGAATTCAAAATGATTAACGTTGCATCTGATACAACACCTTCCCCTAATTCGCTCGTAGGTATACTTGTTCGGGCAGCAGACCTTCCTTTATTGTATAGCTCTTTTGATTGATTAAAACTTTCTGGAAAACCCAGATATGTAAGCCAATTATATAACTCAATATAGTTGGCCATGTCCTCATCTACTTTAAAGGTGACCAGTAGCTCACCATATTGAAGATGGTCTCCTTGTATCGGAACATTAATAAATGGAGTAGGCAACGAGGCCTGTCCTAGGGTAACACTAGGAAGATTGATTGCCTGCACAAAATAGTTCACCGTCGGGAGTTTTTTAATCTTAAAATCATACCCTACAGGTGATAGAAAATTCGTGTTGTCTGGTTGTACATTAAGAGCATTAGCCATTTAACATTCCTGTAATTATTAGTCTCGGTCAACGTAGTATTTATAAAAAAAGAGGGAGGCTTTAAAAGCCTCCCTCAAGTCTACGCTTTACTTTTTTTATTATATTACATCAGGTTATTGATAACAACTTTTCTGTAATACTCATTCGAGTCGGCAGCCAAAACACCGGTAGCCGCAAGAGCTGTGGTACCGCGGGCAAATGGATTCTCAACTACGCCGTAACGAGTCTTGAAGCCAATTTTCGGCTGGAAGGTGTTCTCACCAACCGCACGGACCATCTGTAGTGGAACGTATGGGCAGTAGAACAAGCCAGCATCAAAGGCGCTCGAGCCTTTGTAACCAACTGTCAT